ATGCACTTCTATTATTTCTTATTTTTTCCTATTATCTTGGTTACTACAATTACGCCAGACTTACGCCAGAAAATTATGGCTTCATTTAGACAACGCAACGACACATGGCGAGCCGAGATAAGTGTAAACGGAATTCGCGAAAGTGCAACCTTTGATACAAAAGCACAGGCACGAGCTTGGGCATCTAAACGCGAGACTCAAATAAGAGAGCAGTCTCATGGGAAACTTCCGGACCATTCATTTTTAGAAGCAATTGAACGCTATTTAAATGAAGTAAGTGTTAAAAAGAAGACTCATGATAATGAAGTTAAGCGAATGGCATTCTTTAAGCGTGAGTATAAGAAGTTATGCCAAAAACAATTGTCCAAAGTTACTACTGACGATTTAGTACAGTGGCGCGACTCCCGGTTAAAAGAAGTGCAGGGCGCTACAGTTAGGCGTGAGGCAAATATTTTAGCTTCTTTATTTACTGTTGCCCGAAAAGAGTGGAAGTGGATAAAAGAGTCACCTATGGCTGACTTAACTTTGCCTCCACCATCTAAACACCGGGATAGACGAATTGCTCAGGATGAAATTGACAGATTATGCCTTGCAGCAAACTGGGATAATAATGTTCCGGTAAATTCAACCCAACAAGTAATTGTTGCCTTCCTATTTGCTATTGAAACTGCAATGCGAGCAGGTGAAATTGTAGGTTTAACTTGGGATCGAGTTTTCTTAAAAGATAGATATCTAGTTTTGACTGAAACAAAGAACGGTACTAAGCGAAATGTTCCACTATCTAAACGGGCAGTTGAACTACTTACATTGTTAAAAGGACTAGATAGAAGTCGCGTTTTTACATGTAACTCTCAAAGCTTTGATACACTTTGGCGTAAATTAAGAGATAGATGCCAAATCACGGATATGCACTTTCATGACACTCGACATGAAGCATGTACACGACTTGCAAGAAAATTAGAAGTTTTAGACTTAGCCCGGATGATTGGGCATAAAGATTTAAGAAGTTTAATGATCTATTACAATGCTACTGCAAGCGAAATTGCAACGAGGCTGGATTAGCCCCGTTTACGTGGTCGTCCTCTTTTGGGCTCATCATCAGACTGTTCTCTTAGCCAGTTTGATATTTCTGCCAAATTCCAACGTCTTCCTTGACCGCACTTAATAACATAGCGCGGTTTAGGGAAGGTTGGTAGGCAGCAAACTGCTGCCTTAAAGTGAACATCTTTATAGCCTAAAAACTCCGCTGCTTGTAAATCATTAAGCCAAATTTCTGAAGGCGGTAACGCTACAATGAAGTTACTACCAATATTCGCAATTGCTGTCATTTCACCCCTCCTTACTTTCCGCTTTAACTTCATCACGCATTTTTATTAGGTCGGAGAGGTTGATTGATTCAAAGTCAAAGTCTCCATCTATTGCAGGGAAATAAACACCATGGTCTCTTGTTATGATGTATGAGTCGCATGAAAAAAATACTCCTCGCTCGTCATAGCCCATACTTTCCAACACATCACAAACATCTCTTAAATGCTCTTTATCTGTGATTTCGATTTTCATATTTTTAAATTCACTCATCCCTCAGCTCCCGATTCGCTTGCTTGCTCAATTTCTTCCATAAGTGCATATATAGAATTTTCATCATCAGCACTATTATTAGGATGGCATGCAGCTATTGATAAATATTCAACACAGTTTCTTGCCGATTCAGTTTTTAAGAAAACATAACCCTCTGGCACCGCCTGAGCTTTGGCTTTTTCTTGCCATGCATACCATGAATGAGCCATGGTCATATCTTCAAAGTTGCCATCTTCATCACGTTCAAACATCCACATAGGGCAGCCATTCTTTTTCATGGCTTGCATGAAGGCTTTTAGTTCTAAATCTAAATCCATTGCCAGTCTCCCTATACAACTTTCCATTCGCCATTACACCAAGCGTCTTCAAAGTCTTCTTTCGCAACTTTTTTCTTTAGAACAATTGTCTGTTCCTTAACATCTGAGAAGTTCATGTTGTTTGATGCCCAGTCGCGAATTTCGTAATTGTCTGAAGCGAATAAAGGCAAAGTATCTTCTATTAAGCTAAGTGTGATATCTCCATTAAACTCATCTGCATAATGCTCTGCACGATTACGGGCAATCACTTCAATTGGCACTCCATAATCAAGCCCATCAGGCATAGAAACGATTAAGTACTTTTCTAACAAAGGGTGCTCAACTACTTCTATACAGTCATCAAGTCCGTTCTGATTCTCATTGTATTCGTTTTCTTCTTCCCAAATTTCACAAGCTTTATCTTCATTTGCCGCTTCAATAATTTGAGATTTATTTTCATGGTAAAGGGTGTAGCCGTCTTTATCACAAACACGCTCTAACCAAGTTAATTTAAATTTTTTCATGCCTTCGCTCCCAATCTCTCTTTCCTTATTCAAATCTGTCATGCTGCCAACTCCTTTCTTGCCAATTTCATGTTCTGCTTTGCTATGCGGTCACAATGTTTATTCGATGTATAACGACTTTCTGTTTTCTTGCTGTGGCCTTTGACATGTCGGCACTCAATCTCAATTAGAAAGTCGCGCGCATATTCCAATATGTACTCAAGTACATGCTTTACATCTGATCTCGGCTTGCACTTTTTCTTAATGCACTGAATTACACCGGTGTTATCTAATTGAATTAGAACCTTGTCGCCTGATGAGATAAGGCCAGCTCGAATTCCAATATTTAAAGCATTAGCAACAGCTTTCATTTCTGCTTCATAGCTGTCTTTGATTTTTCCTTGTAATGGTTTTCCACCTGCAAGCTTTCCACGATCTGATACACACCAAAAACCAAAACCACCTGCACCAGTCTCAGGGCAATGTGAAGCATCTGTCATAAGAGTTACGTTCATACTGCCACCTTCAATGTTTTAATTGCGTCATCTATAGCCTGGTTGAACTTACGAACATCTTGTTCCAGTGCTTCTATAGCCAAGTCTTTGGCATAGACACGAATAATGATGATCTGTAGATCTTCTGGTAGACGTGGGTCATAACTCACAAAGTCACACCATTCACGACGAGTACAAGCCAACTGACTAGTGATTTGAGGTATGTATTCCTCTGGCACTTTTTTAGTCAGTAGGGTATTTAAATGCGTTGTAGTATCTGGGCACTTAGCCTCTAATTGACCATCTTCATCTACAAGGCCATCCGGGGAAGCCCCAAACATTTCAATAAAAGGGTGGTCAATTAAACCTGTACCAACTACAAAGTTACCCGTTTCATTTTCATAAGCTGCAATTGCATGAGGCTCGTTGTCGATACCCCATTGCATAGATGTGTTTGTGAAGAACTCTTTCTGAACGCCAGTTAGGCGCTCAGCAAGAATAATTAAACCCAATGCATTTAAAGCTTTTCCTTTATTAGGCTTTGCATTTAAATCCTTAATCCGGCTTGCTGTGACTTTTCCACAGCGTTCTGAATGCCAATCTTCACTACGCTGGAGAATGTTCATAGGTTTCTCCTTGGCGTTCTAAATTCTTGTCAGCTAATTGAGCAACTTCTTTCAAGTTAATTGAATGAGTAGTCCAGAAGTGAGCAGACCAAGTATTTTTTGGCAAAGTTGCATGAGCTTCTGCTAAGCGCTTAGTTCCAAATTGAGCTTCTTGCTTAAAGATGGGTAGATGCTCATCCTCAAAAGCCTGATAGCCTTCTGGAATGTTGTCTGAGGGTGATGAAAAATTATCAGGTACAGCTTCAACCCCAGTTACATCGAGAGTTTTGCCATGCATTTCTTCAGCTGTGTATTCATTTCCAAGCTCTTCTGAGAAAGCTTTTCTTAGTGCGCCAGCTTCAGCACATTTAGACAATTGCCCACGTTTTCGCTTAGTCCACATTGCATTAAGTGAACCGTCTTTAGTTGTTGCACAAGCTTCTTCAAAATATTCAGTGTGTGACCATTTTGTTAGAACGCCATTCACAATTTTATGAACAACCACTGTGCAGTATTCTGGAACTGTATGGGTTTTAGATCCAAATTGCATTTGAACCATTGGGCCGAAAATTGGCTCATCCTGACCTGCATATTGACCTGTGCGGTGGGCAGTAATTCGGTGCTCAGTAATTGAAGGCATAATTGTGTCACGCCATTCCGTGTTACCTGTTTGAGCATTTTTCACAGACATTGGTACGATATGGCAGGGCTTCTTCATAATGTCTAAGCCACGCGCTTTTGCATACTCAACTGCCATGATGATTGATTCAGGCTTCGCACCAGGAAAGATAGAAGAAGTAAGGGCAGACCACATTGCTTCATCAATATTGTAATCTTTAATAGTCAAACCTAATTGGCTTTCGACTCTTGCTAGCGCATTCATAATCTTCTCCTAATTCTTTTCTACTAGGCGTTGTTCTAATGACAACCCCCAATCTGAAATTGTTCTTCGTGGTTTGTTTCCAAAGAAGTGGAGGTAATCATTTGCTGGAAGCCACTTTCCATAAGACATAGGCACAGGTGGAACATCAAAACCAAAAATGTCACCATTTGAATCTTGTGCAATGAATTGAACTTCTTCGGGTGCATCTGACCAATCGTATTTAGTTCCCATCACCCACCTCTCAAATCTTTAATTTTTTCTTCTCTTGCCAGTTCTTCTAAATACTCATTCAACTTAAGAATCTGAATAGAAGTAAGGGCAAAGGGCATACCTTCGACTGCATCAACATAATCAAAGTCATCGACATGTGGTCGGCTACTTGAATCGACTGTCATCAAGGTGTAATCCACATCTTTCCAGTCTTGATAGTCCAAGCCTTCGCCATATTCGAAAGTGTCGTTTTTCTCAATTCCTTTGACGCTTGCAACGATGTAGATGTGCTCAGCGTTATGAACTGATAAAGAGAAATGAACAACGCCATCCTCTACACCTACATTCATCACTTCAAGGCTTGTGAATACCGCAGCATCAAACGAGATATTGGCTAACATATTCATTAGATAATCCCCCAGTGAACCGCCAAGATGAGGTTGAAGAACCCAATGAAACTAGCTAGTGCTATGTAGTTATCCATGAGAGGGCTCCTTAATGAAAATCTACTGCGCCATCGTCTGAAGCAAACTCAAATGCTGTCATCCAATCGCAATATGATTCATAAAAATATTCGCCAAGCTCTTTAGCCTTCTCGTCAAACTGTTTGAAATCAGCTAAGAGTTTCTTGCTGTAAGCTGTGCCAATAACACCTTCACAGTCACTAAAATTAATTAGTTCCCAGAATGGGCCAGAGGTAGCTTTCCAAGCTCCATTTGAGTGGCAATGTCTATTTCCTTCGCCATCAAGTGCAGGGTATCCAGCAAGTTTCGCTAACTGCTCTCTGAAGTTGTTGTATCCAGAATAAGAGCCAGCTCTGAACCAGTAATCATCCTCAAATGTGTAAAAACCACCATCAATAAGTTCTTTTGCATGGTTTGGGAAATGACTATTGAGTGAAGGTAGGAAATAATCTGAGTCTTTAACTAACAACCCTGTTTCATCATTTAAAACACTGTCGCTTTGATCGTCATAAGTGCCATCAAATTGGCTAAGCTTCTTATAAGCTGTGCAACTTAAGCCCATCACTTCACCCCCTCAACCTGAACACGCACATACAAGCTTTCTTTTGCTTTGAGTTCGTTCGCTGCTTGTTCTTCTGCGCAACCGCGAAGGAAAGGGACTACGATTAGAATACCGATGACCATGGATAGCACTGAGCCACCTAGGAAGCCTTTGAAGCTGTCTATTGCAGCTTGGCTAAACTTGTACTTTTCAATTCTTTGATTCATACTTATCTCACTCATTGAGTAAAAGTCCCTCTCCGTCGAAAGCTAGGGGCTTTTTTGTTTGTGTATGAGAAGATAGTAAGGTAACTTACCAAAATGGTCAAGAGAAATGGTAATTAAAATTACTTTTTATTTTTGTAAACTTACTTTTTATTTGATAGATAAAAGAAAACCCGCACAAGGCGGGTAATTAAAATTAGTTATTTTAGCCTGCACGCCAAACTTGACGGCCCATAACTTTAAAATTCAATCCATTCTGTTCAGTAATTATTCTATCTCGATACTTTTCGTTGAAGCTATGAAGAACCAAAGAGCCATCAGCTTCTTTAAAAATTTGTTTAATCATGCCTTCGCCAGCAAAATAAACTGCATAAATGCCACCATCTATGATTTCGGTTTGAGATAGATCAATGCCTACAAGGTCTTGGTCATGAATGTAGTCCGCCATACTATCGCCCTTAGCCTTAATAAGCCTTAAGCATTTAGGGTCAACCATCTTTCTTTTAAAAAAAGAGGGAGGGAACGGATACTTTTCATTAATTACATCAAAATGGAATTCAATAGATTCCCCAGTGCCACACGAAAAATTAGCTTCCACAACATCTATCCATATATAACCGTTGACCTCATCAAATTCGACAACATCAGGTTCAATAATGCTGTCAGTATCGAAAGAGGCATCTTCTTTGGTTGTTAGTCCATGCTTATTAATAAAGTCTTGAATATTAAAATTAGTAAGATTTTTAGGTTCTTTCCCTTTTAAAAGAAACTCTGTAGAGCTACCAAGAGCCTTAGCTAATGCCATCAAGCTTTCATGCTTAGGCACATTTTCGTCTTTTTCCCAGTAAATAACAGAAGTTTTAGATACACCAACAAGATCAGCTAATGCTTGTTGAGTAAGTTTTTTCTGTTTACGCAGATTTTTCAAGCGAATACCAAGGGTTTCCATTTTAATTCCACCAGCAGAACGTAAGTTATCTTACCAATTGACTTGGTAAGTTTTATGTAGTTAAATAAGGTAAGTTAAATTACTTTATAGGTAAGTTAGATGACTAAGTCGGAGGCTTTGGCCCTGCTTAACTGCTCTGTAACCCAATTGGCAGAAAAACTAGGGATTTCTCACAACGCTGTAAGTCAATGGGAAGAAAAGAAGATTCCATTACTTCGTGAATATCAAATCCGTGACATGGCTTCCAAATTAAAGCCAGCAAAACGTAAAAAAGTTCGTACTGCTGCTTAGGTGAAGACATGGCTGAGAAATTAACCGCAAGTGTCACCTTTAAGTGCACCGATGAAGAAAAGATTCTGCTAGAGCGTATAGCACGTTCACGCAAGGTCACAATTTCAGAACTAATGAGAGACGCTGGCATAAAGATCATTCAAGAAGTAGAGGAGTTGCTTAGAAGTCTACAGGCTGAGTTTGATCTGACCACAGTTACCGAAGATACAAGGAATACACCTGAGCCATTCGAGCTTGAAATGGCACCAAATCCACATAAAACGCAGGCACAAAAAAAGCCCAATTGTCGCAACCAATTGAGCCTTATCTGCCATTCCACTGCAAAGCAATGAAATAGGATCGAAACATGAATTTAGCACACAAGCGGGAGGAGGGCAACATGATTACGTTGCACCCATCTACCGCAAAGAAAAAAGAGCGACAAGCTATGTCGGACAAATTTACACATGGCTATGTTCAATCTAGCCAGCTTTACCGAAAGGAGGTTTATCCGTTTCTCAGTGATGCTGCACGACATGTGTATTTTGAGCTTGAGAATCGCTTAAACGGTTATCAAAAAGAGTCTGATTTTGTTAGCTACTCTCAATTACAAGGTAATTCTGAAATAGAAGGAGGCAGAATTGTTGCACGGGCTTCAGTTGCCAAAGGCCTTAAAGAGCTAATCGAATTAGGAGTTATCTCGGTTATTGATAAGAGTAAAAACGGGAACAAATATAAGATTCATGAAGTTTCTTTGCTAGGCCAGAAGTACACTAAGAAGACTAGTTCACCTACTAGACTAGTTCACTTAGTAGACCGATCTAGTTCACCTACTGAACCGAAACTAGTTCACGTAGTAGACACACAAAAGAAAGAAAGAAACTTTAAAGAAAATACACATATTGTTCCTGACGAAAATCCAGTCGATGCAGTGCTCAAACTTTGGACTCCAAATTTGGATTCTTTGAATGCTTGGTTGCAAAGATCAGGCATCACAAAAATGACTCAATCCGAAGTTGATGGCTGGTTACTTGAGATCAACGGTTACTACTCAACAAAAATTCAGGCAGGTTTGCTTACAGATACCCAAATGTACACAAACTTTGTGAAGTGGATTAAACGCAACTTCTCAAGCCGTAAGCCTGCACAGTCTCAAACACCACGCAACGTAAACGATGCTTGGGCTAATAATCCAGTTCAGTACACCAAAACACTTGAGGAAGCTGAAATACCGGAGGACTGGGTATGAACGCAATGCTTAATCCAGAAGTTATTCATGGTTCAGGTTTCTGCACTAAACACAACACGAAAGAAATCATCATGGGGGGCTTTCAAGGCTGTCCACAATGTGCAATCGAGTATGTGAATGCAGCTAACCAGCAACATGATTTTGAAGTTCAGAAGTCTGTACGTGAAAAACACTTTGCAGGCGCAATGATTCCAGATCGCTACAAGGAAGCAGGGTTTAAAAACTATCGTCGTGAGCATGATGGACAAATCAACGCTTACAACCTAACCACAGCTTATGCGCGTGAAATTCTTACAGGCGTTATTAAAAACCTAGTCATGGTCGGAAGTACTGGAACAGGTAAAACACATTTGGCGTGTGCAACTGCAAGAACGCTTTTAGCCAAAGGCAACTATGCACGTTACATCACAAGCGAAGAAATGGCTCAACGCATTATGAAGGCATGGGACAAGGACACAAAAGATCAATCAGAGCAATCAGTAATTCATGAGTTCACAACCTACGATTTGCTCATTCTGGACGAGTACGGATTGCATGACCGTGAGAAGCGTCTAGAGCTTGTACACAAGGTTCTTTACTCACGCTATGACGCATGCAAAGCAACAATGCTCATTTCAAACATGACACTTGAACAACTCAAAAATGATTTGGGTGATCGCTTATGGTCACGTTTCCAACATAGCGGACTCACAACAATTGAGTGCAATTGGAAAGATGCGAGGGCGGTATGAAAGCACAGAAAGAACCGTTGTTATTTGGATCAATGACCTACTCACAAATTATGGAACTTAGAGCTGCTTACAACTTAGGGATTCGAGACAGTCAAACCAGGCAGGCAAATGCGCTTTACCACAAATTATTAAGACGTGGCTGGGCGACAAGATTTAAAGAGCGGTGCAAGGGGCAAAATCATGAGAATAACTGAACAACAGCTAGAAGCAATTCAAAACAAGCGAAATAACGCACAAAAAGGCACATTACAGCGCGATAAAAGCAAAAGTGATGCAAGGGTACTAGGAAGATTAAAACAAGGCGTTATGAACAAAACAGAGCGTAAATACAACGACTACCTAGAAAGCAAAAGAATGAAAGGTGAAATCCTTTGGTTCAAGTTTGATTGTATCAACCTTCGATTAGCTGAAAAGACGTTTTATAAGCCTGATTTTTTCGTACTTACAAGTGATTTTGAGTTGCAAGTGCATGAGGTCAAAGGCCATTGGGAAGATGATGCGCTAGTAAAGATCAAAGTAGCTGCTGAATTGTATCCATTTTCATTTAAATCTGTGCATTGGAATACGAAAAACAATGCATGGGATGTAAGACATTTTTAGGAGCGTGAGAGGTGAATATGCGTGTTGATAGTACAGCTTTTACAGACAACCCTCGCGCACGCGCGCGTTTTCTCGAAACTAAGAAAAAAGCCAAAGAATTCTTGCGCCAACGCCGAGGCTATAAACGCCCAGACTTCAACCGCATGATTCTAGATTTACGCAACCTTGGATGGTCACACGAAAAGATTGCATACGTCCTTGATGTGTCGGGTGGCAGCACTGTTTCCTCTTGGTCTACTGGATCCATTCCAGAGTACATACACGGTGAGCAATTCATCATGTTGTGGCAAGAGCAAACTGGCATAGAGCGCGTACCACGTGAAGGCGAATGGCAAACATATAAATACGATATTGGGCAGCTAGATCTACTTGAAACGTTAGACGTATTTGCTGCTCAGTTAGATGAGGAATTACAACAATGAAGACTGGATCACTATGGGAAGTAATTTACGAATCCCTTCGACTTATAGAGGGTGGAGATTATAAATCAGAACTTCCAGATGCAGAAGTTAGGGAGATTTTAAGTAGTGATTACGTGGTTTACAGGGATGAAGAGATGCCGCCAGTTTTACTTAAGGTTATATCTCAATTTGGCGGTCATGGCTTAAAGCTTAAGGGCGATTTTAAAAAGTATCACAAAGATTATCCATGGCTAAAGGAAAGCTTCAATGATGTTGAAATTGGCGACAATTGCGTGACAGTGAGTAAGGTTGATGAGCTTAGACCAGCAACGCCACTTGAAGTACATAAGAACAAGCGTATGACAGGACATGACAAGGAGGCGGTATGAAACCACTTCATGCATTAAGAGGATTGGCTAAAGCTTATAAGGCGCAAGCTACTGTGAATGATTTCTTCAACGAAGTTGAGCGGCATTTTAGCTCATTGGGTGCTGAGGAAATTGGCATTACATACTGTGCTGGAGATGGATTTCTTATAGCAGATGGTCGCGGTAGAGGTAATAACTATGAGGCAACGACTGAAAACATAGAGAAGATTTTTTCGCTTAAGACAGCAGAAGAGGTTTATGCCTTTATTGACTCGTTGAGGTGCTCATTATGAAACCAGAACAGTTTATTCGTGAGTTTGGGCCAAACACTTTCAAGATATCAATGTCTTTCGTCAACACCGCTAAGTATCTAGTTGTACATGAAGGTGAAATTGATTTTACAGATGAAGTAAAGCCACATCATGGAGATCGTGTGTTTGAGCGTGATGTGGTCAAGCGTCTGGTGGAGTCTGTTGATTTGGTTGAGTCGTATGGTGGTGTTCAGGAAGCTGAGTGGCACATTTCAGAACAGGATGACTTGCCAGAGTACTGCTATCGACTTAGAGCGGCAATTGACGACCACGAATCAATATACGGAGGCGGGGATGAGTAAATTCAAGAATGAAGTGAAAGCCACGCTAAAGGATTTTAAAGAACTTTATACACATGACTGGCATGAGTTCAGCGATGCGTGGCAGTTCTATAAACAAGCATTCCGTGACTTTGCATACGCCACGAAACGTTTACTGATTGGATTGCTCGGCATTCTTTGCCTGATTGTAGCTCCATTCCTAATTCCTTTTGCGCTCATGATTCGGACGATAAAAAAATGAAATCAAATACACATCAAACAATTCACTTGTTGGCACAAGAAAAAGACGGCTCATCAATCAAAGCAATGAAGCAATACCGTTTAGTTGAGGTTGATGACGTTCTTAAATCACGCGGCACATTAGAGTTTGCAGGAAAGACGGTAACTGCTGTTAGACCACATCCAAACAATGATGATTCTTGGCAGGTTGAAACTGGTGAAGGCCTAATCTGGGTTGAAGAAAAGAACTTGGAAAGTTTAAAAGGAGCCAGCCATGAGTGAGTTTGAAGTCGGGGATCACATTGTGATTGACCAAAAATATGACAAGACTTTCATGCCAGTTCTACAAATCCTCTCAGAAGGTAAGAACTATTTCTATTGCAATGATGGACAGGTACATAAATCGCAAATGGAACAATGGCGAAAAGCCACACCAGAAGACAAAGCTGCAGGCCACCGCATTGACTGCAAATCAAAGGATGTTTGAGATGGATAAGTGTAGAGAAGAGTTTGAACGGTCTAAAACATTTAAATATTTCTATTCAACGCTAATGCATTTCGATGAAGAGTTGAATTGTTACTCATCAAATAACAGCTTAAGAGTGCGTGATGCTGAGTTATTAACAGCTGCATGGTGGTCATTCCAAGAACAGCAAGCGAAAGTGGAGGGGCTGCAACGCAGAAATCAAATGCTAAGTGACAGCATATTGGAGATGGGAAGCAAACACATAAGAGACACTGATCTTATCAACCAACAAGCTAGCACACTATTTAGACTCAGAGAATTTATATATGGCGCAGGAGATCTTCGAGAATATTCAGATGAAGAACTGGTTGAGCATCAAAGAATATTAAAAGTGATTCTGGCTGGAGAGCAAGCGCTCAAGGGGGAAGGATGAAAACGTACATTGAACAAATGAACTTAAAACTTGGGCAGCTTGATCTTGAGATGTGCGACCTAAAACGCTTCCAAGAGAAGGCATTTTTAACTGATGACCAATTCGACTTAATCACCAAGCAGCTTGAAATTATGCAAAGCCTAAAGGATGTGATTAAAGAGCGTATTGAATATGACACTGACTATCTTGAGTTCCTACAACATAAAAAAGCTTCAAGGGGTGACCAATGACCACATTCAAAGAGGCTCAAAACGAAGTGGTAGTAGTTGAATCGGTAGAGGGTGAATATCTCACAGCCGATGAATACTATCACGCAAGAATTCAACAATTGAAAGATGAGGAGTTCAGGCAGATGATAGAGGTAGCAAAAATCACAGCACGTCAAAAACACCAATCTGAATTGCAGAGTGTTTTAGTTTCCTTTCCTCGGTGGTGGCAGAAATGACAGACCTAATTCAATGCAACCACGAGTATCAGTACTGCTGGATTTATAAGGCGTATTTGTGTATCCATTGTGATGAGATGAGGAAGGGGTAATGAACATTAAAGCTATTACAACTGAGGTTGTCGGAGGCCCACGAAATGGTGAATTTATTGTATGCTCTGCCAATAGTTTTTTTACAGTAGCAGAACGATGGGATTCTATATGGGAGCGACCATCATGGAATGGCGATTTGCTAATATATGAAAAGAAAAAAGCGTCTCTATTTTTGAATGGGACATACTATTTTAGAGAGTTTTTCCTTTGTAAATATTCTGAACCCATCAAGGCACTACACATATTTCGCAAATCGCTAACCTCAATTTATCTAAATAAAAGAAAGTAAAGCTCATCTAATCACCCAACAAACCCCAACTTAATAAACACAACACTAGCCCTATTCACAACGAATGGGGCTTTTCCATGGCTGCTAAACGAGAAATTAAAACACCAGGTGTGACTGCTGAGCCGAATCAAGAACAACAAAAGGTTGAAGCACCTGAACCAGAGCAAGACACCTCCACCAAAGAACAGGCTGAGGCGGCTTTAAATCATATCACTAATGGTGATGATCAAGGCGCGGGTGAGGTAGGTTCACAAGATCATGGCCCTACAGAAACATTAGATTTGACACCTCCAGAATGGATTGCGCAAATCCTAGAAGGGCAGGCACGTTTAGAGCAAAAGCTAGACGCAATCCTGTCTCAATCTAATGCAAGCGTTGTGCCTAAACCAAAAGGCCGATTCAAGCTTGTAGACGACAAGGGCCACGTTTGGGTGGAGGGCTAAGCATGTGCGGACCGGGCAAAGTTGTTCAAAGTGATCCAGAAGCAGAAGCGCAATTAGCTGCTGAAAAGGCTACGCAAGAGACCAACAAAAAGAAGGCTCAGCGCAACTTGGCTAAGCAAGATAGCGTCTTGGCAAGTTCAATGAACTCAACTGTTCCAAATAATAAAACTACATTAGGCGGTGGTTGATGGATATTCAGGCTAAGCAGTTATGCGCTCGGTTTGGGCAAATGAAGCTCAGCCGATCTATTCATGAGGCGCACTGGGGTGAATGCTACAAGTATGGAGCGCCAGAGCGTCAACAATCGTTCATTGGCGATAATCCAAAATCACAGCGTGAAAAAGAGCGTGCAGATTTAGTTGATTCAACCGCAGCAGAAGCAATTCAACTGCTTGTGTCAATGATCATGTCAGGTGTAACGCCTGCTAACTCTATTTGGTTTCAGGCTGCGCCAGATGGCGTTGATGATATTTCGAAGCTCACAGATGGTGAGCGTTGGCTAGAAACTGTTTGTCAGTTCATGTGGCGTAATATCCATGCTGCAAACTTTGACAGTGAAGCCTTTGAAACTATTACCGATGTAACTGTTGCGGGCTGGGGCGTTCTCTACACAGATATCGACCACAAAGAGGGTGGCGGCTATGTGTTTGAGTCATGGCCTATTGGTTCTTGTTGGATTGGTTCAAGTCGTCCTAATGGTGTTGTAGACATCATTTACCGTGAACATGAGATGACCGCAGAAGCGATGATCAATGCTTATGGTGAAGACAAGTGCGCAAGTGATGTTGTTAATGCAGCACGTACAGAGCCAGAGCGCAGATTCAAGCTATTACACGTCATTCAGCCGCGTAAAACGAAGGGTGCAGGCCAACTAAACACTGACATGGCTTTTGCTTCACATCATGTGGATATTAGTCATCAAGTCATCTTAAAAGAGTCTGGCTATCAAGAGTTTCCATGCTCAATCCCACGCTTAAGACGTTTACCTAATTCTGTTTATGGCAATGGTCAAATGTCGGTGGCATTGCCGGATGCTAAGACGTGCAACGAGCTTGTACGCCAAACCTTACGCGCAGCAGATATGCAGATTTGCGGCATGTGGATTGCTCAAGATGATGGTGTTTTAAACCCTCATACAATCCAGGTTGGTCCTCGTAAAGTTGTTGTCGCCAATAGTGTTGAATCAATGAAACGCTTAGATGATGGCGTGAATTTCCAAATTGCTGAGTATCTGCTTAATAGCCTTCAAAATGGTATCCGTAAAAAGCTAATGGCTGATCAGTTGCCACCGATTGGAACACAGCAAATGACAGCTACAGAGATTAATACTCGTGTAGAAATCATTCGTCAGCAGCTTGGCCCGTTATATGGCCGCCTTCAATCTGAATTCTTAATGCCTTTGCTTGATCGTTGCTTCGGTCTTGCTTTGCGCTCTGGCGTGCTTCCTCCACCTCCACGTGAGTTATGGGGAGCGAACCTTTCATTCAAGTTTATTTCACCTTTGGCGCGTGCTCAGCGTCTAGATGAAGTCATTGCAACTGAACAGTTTGTCGTAGCGCTTACTCAATTCGCTGCCGTTGATAAATCGGTACTGGATGTTGTTGATCTGGATGCAGCTGCAAACGTTGTGGCCCGTGGGCGTGGTGTTCCGCAATCAATTTTACGTACTGATGAAGAAGTAGATCAACTACGTACTGCACGTCAAAAAGCCATGGAAGAAGAGAAACAAAAAGCCATGCAACAACAAATGGCTCAACAGATGGGCGGTGTAATTGCCGATGGAGCAAAAGCCGCTGTCACACAGGACCCAAGCCTAATTACAGGAATGGCAAGCGAGGTAATGCAATGATTTATTTAATTTTCATATCTGCAATGTTCGCTTTAGTTGTGATCATTGCTTTTCAACAAAATGCCCTAGAAGAAGCTAAACAAAAGCATTGGGATGAAGTCCGTGATCATGCTGAGACACGTAAAAAATTAGAGGCACTTGAGCGTGTTGAGAAAAAACAAGAAGAAGCGCCATTAGTGGCAGATAAAGCGATTAGACAACGCTATCCGCGCAAACCTACTGCAATGGATTACTACACGCTATTTGAAGCCAGCCCTATTGGCCGCGACATCCTAGACGATTTGGTCAACCTATTTGGTGGTGTGTCTTATACACGTGGTGGTCATGACGCAGACCGCGAGACCTGCTTTAAGGCGGGAAAAAAGTTTGTAGTCGATCACATCATCATACAAGCAAACAAAGCAACAACGAATCAACAAAATCAATCTGAGGTAACTACTGATGACAACTGAACAAGCCCAAGAAACAACGACCACTACAGAAGCCACTGAGACAACCGATACAACTTTACTTGGTGGCCAAGAAAGCCAAGGTGGTGAAGTTCAACCAGCAACCGAGCAAGTTACCACACCTGCAACAGTAGCAACTCCAGACGATTACAGCGTTGAAATTGAAGGCTTTAACTTTGATGAGTTTAAAGCAATTGATGAAAACAAAGAGTTCTTGAAGGAAGCTCATGAAGCGGGTCTATCAAATGAACAGCTTGGCTTTGTGCTGAACAAGTACAACCAGATCATTCCTGAAGTTATGGCTCAAATGTCGCAAATGCAGACTGAGACATGTAAAGAAACACTCCAAAAGGAATGGGGTGCAGAGACTCAGGCAAATATCAGCCTAGCTATGAAAGCAGCACAAGCGGCTGGTCTTTCTGGTGAAGAAATCCAAAACCCAACAATTGGTAATAACCCAACAGTCATCAAACTACTTGCTCATTTTGGCAAGCAGCTTGGTGAAGATGTTCCGCCTCAAAACACTCAACAAAGTAGTGGCGAAGATGTTCAAGAATTAATGCGAAGTGAAGCGTACAGTAATGCATCGCACCCTGATCATAAACGTGTTACTGAGCAGGTAAGCCGTTGGTACGCAAAACATTATGTTGAAAACTAAGGAGTAATTGAGTTATGGCTCAAGATATGGCAACCAATGGCGCTATGATCACCGCAGCATTTAAGCGTCAGTTTCATGATGCTTTTGAAGTAAAGTGCCAACAAGATAAGTCAGTGCTGCAAGTAGGTGTAAATGATCGCGGCCCGATTCAAGGTTCATCATTTACGATTAATGACATGGGCTTGGTAGAAATGCAGCCTTCAGGTTCTCGCTTTGGGGATACTGTATGGTCTGTTCCTGAAGCTGGTACACGCTTAGCAACAATGGCAGATTACGATTTATTCGTGCCTATCGAGCCACGTGATGAGCCGAAACTATCAGCCAATCCAACCAATGAATACATGCAAGCTTGTTTGGCTGCTGAAATGCGCCAACGTGACCGTGTAATTTTTAATGCTTTGGGCGCTTCAATTCAACGTAAAAACATTGATGGTGAAACGTATACAGCAACTCCTTTACCAGTAAGTCAAAAAATTGCAGCTGCTGCAACACCTATGAACAAAGCTAAAATTGTTCGTGCTCGTAAGTTATTCCGTCAAAACCATGCTGATAAATTTCCGTTATATATGATTTATAACTCTGAAATTTTAGAGCAAATCTTGGTTGATGATGAACTAACTAAGTGGGATAAAGAAACAATTCAAGCTATTCAAGATGGTGATGTTGCTAAACGTTGGGCTGGATTCTTATGGCTCCCATATGAAGACATCACATCAGTAACAGCAGGTGACCCAGCGGTAACAACTCAAACTACCTTTGCTTATGCACAGGGTGCAATTCACTACGGTCGTAACTCTATCAGTAACTTTGATATTGCTACTCGTCCAGACAAGAAAAACGTTAAACAAATTGGCGGTATTTCTTCTTATGGTGCAGGCCGTGCGAACGAGCAAAAAGTAGTACAAATCGATTTCATCGTGTAAGTGCTTTCACCCCACCCGTGGGCAGAAGGTGGGGTGCTTTTTATACTCAACAAATCAACTCAAAACCTCAGCCAACATAATTAAAATGGTTGAGGTTTTTCTTTATGTCTACCACAGATATTAGCATTTGCAATGTGGCGCTAAACCTATGTGGCGCTAAATCAATTATCAGTTTCGATGAAAATACAGAGAATGCACGCCGATGTGCGATTCTGTATGAATCTACACGTAAATCACTTTTACGAATGCACCCTTGGTCATGTGCTAAAAAGCGTGTGATTTTAGCTCCTTCTACGACTCATCCAACGTTTGGTTATAAAAATGCATTCCCATTGCCACGTGATTTCTTACGTGTCTTTGATCCAAATACTCAATGCTATGAGTTTGAAAACCGCCACATCTTATCAAATCAAGATTCAATTCAATTGGTGTACATCTATGACAATGATAACGAAGAAACATGGGATTCCTTACTCGCTGAAGCTATGGCGCTATATCTATGCTCCAAAATCGCTAAGCCAATTACAGGTAGCCAAGCGGAATCAGACAGCGCATATCAAAAATTAATGAATTTGCTTAAGCAGGCAAGAGCTATCAATGGTCAGGAACGACCAGCACAAGACTTTGCAGAAGGTGAGGCAAGTTTGATTGAGGTACGCTACCCATGAAAACTTCAATCATCAAAAATAACTTTAGCGCTGGTGAGTTATCGCCTTATCTAACAACCCGTACCGACATACAGCAGTATGCTAATGGCGCACGTCAATTACGCAATGTGATTCCATTGGTTGAAGGTGGGGTTAAATCAAGACCAGGCACATACTTTAAAACTGTTTTTACTGGTGCTTTGCGTCTAATCCCTTTTGTTGTGAACTCAGACAAGACCTATCTTTTAATTTTTAAGCATAATCAGCTTGTGGTCTATGACCCACGGACATATGCAATTGTTACCACTCTTAGCTCTCCTTATACAGCTGCGCAAGTAAGTGAAGTGCAATTTGTGCAGTACCGTTACAGCATGTTTATGACACATAACCAAGTGCCTGTTTACCGGTTCAGATGTTCTGAGGACTATACAAATTGGGAGATGGCTTTATTTGGGTTCGTTCATCCCCCACTTGATGATGAAAGTGCTCGAAGTCCATTTCGTAAGGGGACACCTAGTGGCAAGGAGCTAGGATCATCAATCACCTTTGCGCTAACGCCTGTTCCAGAATGGTTAGAAACAGTTGACTATGTTAAGGGTGATGTTGTTTGGTATGCAGATAAATTCTATCAAGCCTTATCAGCAAGCACTAATAAGCCGCCAGCCACTAACCCAACATACTGGATAGAAGTAGATTCAGCAGCAGCTACAGCTGTTTTCACAAGTGCAGATATTGGAAGCTATATTGATGTGAACGGTGGGATCCTCAAGATTACTAAACTTAATAGTCCTGAGGAGGTTGTGGCAGAAGTTGTAAAAGAACTTGAATCTGACACTGTGGCTATTGAGCGATCATGGACCATTACACCACCTGCATTTAACGCAACAAATGGTTATCCAAGATGTGTGACTTTCTTTAAACAACGCCTTGTTTTGGCCAACACTAAAGTTTCACCTAATAAGATCTGGTTTAGTGCTGTAGCTGGAAATGCCAACTTCTTAGAGACAACAGAAGACGCTGACGCTTTTAGTGTGGTTTCAGCTTCAGGGTTATCTAACTCAATTCTATTTCTTGAAGCGACACGTGGCGTCGTTTGTTTGACATCGGGTGGTGAATACATGATTAGTGCTGATGGGGCACTTACGCCGACATCAGTTGAGATCAATGAACATACTTCATATGGAGCTTATCCGCTTACTCGTCCTTGCCGTGTGGGTAATGAATTATTGTTCGTGCAACGTGGTGGCGAGCGTTTAAGAGCTTTGTCATATCGTTATGAAGTTGACGGTCTTGTATCGCCTGAAATTAGCGTTTTAGCTTCACATATTGGTGAAGAACACGGTGGAATTGACGAGATTACTTACCAGCAAGAACCGCAATCATTAGTCTGGTGCAAACTTGGAGATGGAAAACTCGCATCAATTACCTTTAACCGAGATCAAGAAGTACTAGCTTGGGCACAACATGATTTTGGTGGTACAGCAATTTCACTTTGTTCATTGCCTACAAAACTGGGTAGTGATCAATGCTTCTTGTTGATTAATCGGAATGGCACAACATGTCTAGAAGAAATCCATGAGGCTGCAAACATGGATTCACAACGTACAGTCGCCATCACAAACAATACTGTTAGTGTTGCAAGTATTTCATATTTGACAAAGTACGACTTGCTTAAAACAACAAGTGGTTTTTACTACACAGTGCCTTATGAGCGTGAAGGAAATAACTTAAAAATCCTCAACGATACTGAGGCAGGTCAGATCCAACTAGGTATGGCATTTGAAGGTTTGGTTGATCTCTTCCCGCCTGAGTTATCACAAAATCCAGCAACTACGATTCTTTCCAAAGCCAAAATTCAGCGTATTGCATTCTTCTTCATGAAGACTTTAGGGCCTTTATTTAACGGGGAAGTCCTAGAGTTATTTGAGTTTGACCATACACCTATGGACGGACAGATTCCATTTACTGGACGTCACATCTACGAAGGTGGTGACTTTGGCGATCTGTACGAAACAGAGATCAAAATATCACTTAACAAACCACTTCCTTTCTACATGCAAGCTTTAGCTATAGAGATTTCAGTTAATGAGCGATAAGCATGAAGCTTCGTGTTGCCACACTTAACGATATTCCGACACTGGTCGAGTTTGGTAAATCATTTATTGATGAGGCGCCAAACTACCAGAATCGGCACTATTGCCCAGAATCAGCAGAAGACCATTTTAAAAAGTTGCTCAAAGAGGGGGTGATTTTTGTAGTTGAGCATAACGGTTTGCTGTGCGGTGGTTTTGCGGGCGGGATTGGCAAAGACTGGTTTAACAATCAGAAGATTGCTTTTGATTATGTGATGTATGTCAAGCCAGATTTTCGCAAGACAAGAGTCGCTTACATATTAGTAACCGCCTTTATTAACTGGGCGAAAATCCTTAAAGCTGACCGTATCCAGTGTGGCACGACAACAGGCGTTGAATCTCTTGGGTGTATTCGTTTGTACAAGCATTTTGGCTTACGCGAATACGGGACTGTACTTGATATGGAGTTAGCCCATGACTGAGGTTATATCGCCAGACAATAAAGAGCTTTTAACCTATGTTCTAGGAGACATACATAACAAGCTCTACATTGATGTGGTACGAGATTTAAAACAACAAACAGAGCAAAAATTAGAATCTGGTGAACTTGAGCCAGCAGATTTCCCTATTACACACCATTTTGCACCAGGTGTTTATTCACGTCAGATGGATGCAAAAGCGGGAACTTTCTGCATTAGCAAGATGCATCGCACTACTCATTTAAACTTTTTAATGAAGGGTGCTTTAACCATTATCACAGAAGATGGGTTGCAGTACTTAGAAGCGCCACAAATCATTATTTCTCAGGCTGGGACAATGCGAATCGGGTACTTTCATCAAGATACTACTTGGGCGACTATTCATCCAACCAAAGAGACTGATCTGGAAGCTATTGAGCATGAAGTAATTGTTCCAGAGCATGAAATTGAAGCATTCCTTGCATCAATTGGTCATAAGCCTAAGGAGATTGCACTATGTCTTGGTTAGCAGTTGGTGCCGCTGCTGCTGTGGCCAGTGCAGCTATAACAGGGTACTCAGTCTATTCTCAAGCTAAAACGGCAGAAAGACAGGCAGAAGCAGATGCATCAGCACAAGCTTCAAGAGGTCGTTTAGAAGCAGAGCGAATCCTTAAGCAGAAAACCAAACAACAATCTATGGCACGTGCAGCAGCAGCGGCCAACGGTATAGATGTGAATGAAGGTACAGCTCTTAAAATTAATGATGAGATTGAGAAGGCTGGGCAATATGACGCAGAGATTGCGCGACAGACTGGCTATAACGCATCGCAACGTTTAATGGCTCAGGCAGACCAGTATGGCAAGAATGCAAATACCGCTTTGGCTTCTGGTGCATTAAACATAGTGTCAGCAGGTGTTTCGGCTAATAAGGGGTGGAAATAATGGCTAAAATCCCTATGGGCAGCTTTGGTAATGCGCTGCCAGAGGTGCAAGAAACACGCTTACCTCAAAGTAACTTGAACATGCTTGCTGATGCTGTAGGCAATTTCGGACAAGTAGCTACGCAACGAGGTCGTATCCAAGATGAGCAACAACGCCAGCAAGAAGTAACAGCCAAAAACTTAGAGCTTTATAACAACCAACTTGAGGCTAAAGAAGGCCAATTAAAGCTAGATGAATCACTATCTACAGACTTTAATGACAAAGTGGTTGATATTAAAAACCGTCTTGGCAATGGCACAATCAATGCAAAGCAGGCAGATGAAGAGCTCAATGCTTTCTCTACTCAAAAATTCGCTGAGTTGCAGCCAAATTTACCGGGCCACGCTCAAGATGATTTAAAGAAATATTGGGATAGCAATGTGGTGCGTCAGAGCTCTTCATTTATGGGGTTGCAATTACGTGCAGATGAACAAAAAGGCGGTGTACTAGCTGACCGTTATTTTGATGTGGCCACACGTATGAGCCGTGAAGAAGGTAAGAAATACCTTTCTGATAATTTAATGGGACTACCTTTGTCTGAAGCTCAGAAAAGTGAGCTGGCAATCAAGTATGAAACTGCGCGTGATGTGAATGATATTAACTCGCAAATCACGGAAGCTATTGCAGGGAATAATATTGAAGCTCTCAGGGCTACAGCAGCAGGATTAAAAGAATATAAATTTATTGATGGTTCTACAGTTCAGAAGTTTCAAACTGAAATTCAGAGCAAGATTTCAACTCTTGAGCAACGCCAACAGGTCAACGAGAATAAGCGCATTAATGAGGCTGAGAAAGTGGTTAATGAGTTTATTCAAAGCACTTTAACTGGTCGCCCACTAGATCTGAAATATCAAAGTGATGTTGAGCAAGCTGTTAAAGGGACGCCATCAGAAGCGGAATATCAGTTCTATAAAAAACAATCTACTGACTTCATCCGTTTTCAATCTTTGCCTACAAACCAGCAGTTAGCTGAAATTAACAACCGCAAAGCTAAGATGAAAAATAGTTCATCGGCTGATCCTGTAGCAGAGAATAAAATTTTATCTACTTATCAAAGCATTTACGACAATAAGCTTAAAACAGCTAAGGAAAACCCGACTCAAGCATTGCGTGAAAAAGGTGTGCTTTTACCTGAATTAAACCCGCAAATGCTTAAGGCAAATCCAAATGACTTTGCTAAAAACATTGTGACTATTGGTTCTTATCAAGTTGCACAACGTGACAAGGACCCAAATGCAACGATTAAACCTATTCCTAATGAAGCGCTTCCAGCTGCAAAACAAGCTTGGGAAGAATCAACCGTTGATCAAAAACTTAATTTGATTAGTTCTATGATTTCTCAAACTAAAGGCGTAAAGAACGGAGCGAAAATTTGGGGTGAAGCGTTAGGTCAATTGGGGAATGGTGACGCTGCTTATCAAATGGCAGGCTATGCACGAGCTAACAATTTTCGTTCTGATGCAGGGTTAGACGTAGCAACGGCAATCGTAGCTGGTAAGCAGGCCCTTAAAAATAAGCAAATGATTCAACCGAAAGACGCATTGCTTAAGGAAAAGTTTAATCAGTATGTAGGGCAGTCTGTTTCTGGCGAAACAGCAAATCTTAACTATGCTGCATTCCAGTCTATTTATGCCTATCTCACCGAAGCACGTGGGCAGACACACAAGGATGCAGACGAGTATAAGGACGAGATAGGGCGTACTGCATTAGGCCTTGCGACAGGTGGCGTTTACACGCAAAGCGGGCGCTTCAAGGATTATACAGATCGCGGCATTTCAGATTGGAAGGTATCTAAACCATATGGCATGACTGATTCGACATTTGAGTCAAAAATTCAAAAAGGCTATAGCGATATTTCAAAAGCCACAGGTATGTCAGTAAATGATCTGGATAACTTCCGGTTAGCACGTTCACCGACTAAAGCTGCTAATGGTGATTTGATGTATGACCTAATCAATGAACGTGGTCGGCCATTGGTTGTTAAAGGTGCTGTGTGGCGTATCCGCATGAATGGGGTGACTAAGTAATGAGTAACTGGTTATCAGATTTATCTAGCGAAAATCAGCAAGACTTTGAAGAATTAAATAGCAAAGGCTTGCAGCATCCTGACACCAGACCAAATGAGCCAAGTGCATTTGATGGTGCAATATCTTCACCTTTCCGTGGTGCAGCAATTGGCCTAAACAAAGTTGGGGATGCACTTTCCGCGCCGATCGATGCAGTTGTGGACCGTGTTAGCTATAGTCTTAAAGACGTTTCTACAAATGAATTTATTGAACCGTACGAAGAGTATAAAGCGAAGCGAGAAAAGGCCCGTGACAATCTGGTTTATGGAGCTATTGATAAATTAGAAGATAAAGAAAATACAGGCGTTGTGGGGCGTTTTGGTGTTGGTGCTGGTGATTATTTATTTCGCGGTGCTTTAGGTGCTGCAACTGGTGGTACCCTTGGCGCTGCTACACTTACAGGTGGGTCAACTGGTAATTACATCTACACCGATTTAACTCGTAAGGGTGTTGATGAGAATACAGCTTTACAAGTGGCTGGTGTAAATGCTTTTGGTGATGCTATTGGTACAGCTTTGCCAATGAGCTACGGTTTTCGAGGTACTGGTGGTTTGCTTGGTGATGCAGCTTTATCAGTAGGCGGGGCAACTGCTTTAAATACAGGCGTTCAATATACAAGTAATCAGCTTTTAAAAGCTTCAGGCAATGAAAAAGAAGCCAAGCAATTTGAAGTTACGGGCGAGTCAGTTGCTACTGATCTGGCTTTAAATGCGTTGCTATTTGGTGGCGCACGCTATTTAGGTTCAAGACAAAACCAGTTAGACCAAGACGTTGACGCCGAAATAAACCAGCTCAATGCAGATGATATTGAAACTCGAAATGACCAGATTAATGACACTCTGGTAAGAAATAGTTTTGAGTTTGAAGATACTACTTTACCAGTACGTACGACAGACCCAGTTCAACAAAACAACCATTATAAAAATTTAGATGCAGCTACCGACCAAATTTTGAAAGGTCAGACTGTGAGCGTGCCATCTAGAGTTGAAGGAGAAGCGCGTAGAGCAACAATAGACTATGCGAATAGCTCATTGCCTACAAATGCAAAACAAATCGCACTACGTGCAAAACAGGATGGAGTAGACCCAAGTGTTGCGTTAACAATTAGCCATATTGAAACTGGCGGACAGTTTAGCCATACAGCTAAAAACCCAACTTCAAGCGCTTATGGTCTTTTCCAAGTCTTGGATGATTCGTGGAAAAACTTAGGAGGTAAAGATCGTAATAACGTAGAAGAGCAAATCCGTATCGGCTTAAAGCATATTAAGCAAGCCAATAGCTATATCCGTAAAAGCTTGGGCCGTGAACCTGTAGCACATGAACAATATCTAGGGCATTTATTAGGACCTGGTGGGGCGGTAAAAGTACTTGAGGCAGACCCAAACCGCCCATTAATTGATGTGGTTCGTTCATACGATTCAAAAAATGCAAATGCTATTGTGAAAAACAACGGCATGTCAGGTATGACCGTTGGTCAGGCTATCAATAAGTGGCGCAACAAGTGGAACCAATTAAGTTCACGTTATGGTGATCCCAGCACAGCTTATGGGATGGATGGTTCAAGCTATGACTTTGCTTATGAAGTTAAAGATTGGGCCGATTTAGTTGCATCAAATGACCGCTTGTATGGCATAAATCCACTTTACCCAAGTGAATTACAACCACGTGACCGAACCCGTGAAGCATCACGTCAGCAAATTGAACGTATGGCCGATGACTTAAAACCTGAGTTATTAGGCGAGTCTTACAAACTTTCTGATGGTGCGCCGATTATTGGCCCCGATAACGTTGTTGAGTCTGGTAATGGGCGTACGTTAGCAATTGGGCGAGCTTATGAAAATGGCCGTGCAGAAGCGTACCGCGACTTTATCCAGAATTGGGCAAACGAAAGGGGTATGGATATTTCAGGTTTAAATCAGCCTGTTTTAGTGCGTACACGCCTTAGTGACGTTGATCGTGTAGCTTTCTCGCGTTTAGCCAATGAAAGTGATGTGGCGCAATTCAGCGCAACTGAGCGCGCATTAAGTGATGCAGATCGTTTGCCGGATTCAACGCTTTTAAAAATCAATAGTGATGGCGCTATCAACATTGATGGCTCAATGGATTATATCCGCAGTTTTGTAGACCAGTTGCCACAGTCTGAGCGTGGATCGGTCATCACAAGTGATGGTCGCTTATCCCAAGAGGGTAAACGCCGAATTGAATCTGCAATAGTCCAACGTGCGTACGGTGATTCTAATCTTGTAACCCGTCTATCTGAAAACCTAGATGATGATAGTAAAAATGTACTGAATGCATTACTTCGTGCGGCTCCGCAATTATCACAGCTCAATGATTTGGTGAAACAAGGCGGGCGCTTTGAAAATTCAATTTCTAAAGACTTGGCACAGGCAGCACAAAAACTTTCAGACATTAAAGCGAATGGTCAGCAAGTACGTGATTATTTAGATCAAGGCCAATTAATTGATGATGGATTGAGCGATGGAGCAAGAAGATTTCTTGAGGTATTTGATAATAACCGCAAGAGCGCAAAGGCAATTGGTGAATCCATTAGCTCTGAGATTCAGTCCGTTGAAAACATGGGCGACCCGCGACAAGGCTCGTTGTTTGGCGAAACACCAGAAGAACAAGCCGCGCTTGATGTAATTTTTTCAAATCCAGATCAACCAATTGCAGTAAACCGTATTAATTCAATGGGTGAACCCGAAGAATTCACCATGACATTACGGGACTATCACGCCGAACTTGAAGCAGAAATCAAGCAATCTGAGCTTGATATTTTAGCAGCACAAACCGCCTTGAACTGTGCTTTACAATTTGGAGCAGCATAAAAAATGAAAGAACAATGCAAACAAGCGGTAGCTAAAGCACTTGGCAAGCAATCACTGTCAGCTCAAGAAGCCACAGACATTGAAGCGCGTATTAATGAAACTATGCGTAATATGGCGCGTAAGGATCGTGATAATTGGCGCAATCTTTCCGATGCTGAAAAGCTCACTGAGGCATCAAAGCAAGTTGCAATCGACATCCAAGAACAATTAAAACGCAAACACAAAATTGCAGCTCAAGACATTCTTAAACAATCACAGAATATTGCCGCTTTAGACCATGTAAATTTATCGTCAATGGAAGTGATTGACCGCATGGTTGCGGCTCATGGTGATATGTCAGGCATTCAGTCAATTGATTCAAAAGCGCGGGGTATTGCCGCTATTTATCGCGGTGATCTGGTGGACTTCTACACCAATATTAAGGGCGGCCTAGGTATCTTCACAGATCAAGAATTAGTTCAAAAAATTGTTCGTGAGCGATTCGGGGAAAGCACAGGGGATGCATTAGCCAAAAAAATTAGCGATAAGATGGGCGATGTCTTTGAAACTATGCGTGACCGCTTTAACCGGAACGGTGGCGACATTGGAAAGTTAGATAATTGGGGATTGCCACAAACTCACAACCTAGAAAAAATTGCTCAGGCTGGTAAAGAAGCATGGGTAAGCAAAGCAGAATCATTAATTGACACCCGACAATATGTGCATGAGAACGGTGATTACTACTCACAGCAAGAAATACGCTCATTGCTTGAATATGCCTATGACACGTTATCAAGTGACGGTGCAAACAAAATTGAGGTAGGGCGACAAGCTACGGGCGGAGGGACTTCAAAAGTAACTAACCGTCATGGTGAAAGTCGTGTCTTGCATTTTAAAGATGCTGAATCATGGCTTGAATATCAATCTGATTTCGGCGGCATGCAGTTTGTAGATCTAGTTGAAGCTCACATTAATGGCCTATCGAAAGATATTGCCATGGTAGAAAACCTTGGAAGTAATCCAAAAACAGCATTAAAAATTCTCATGGATGCTGCAGCTAATAAAGACTGGGAAAAGGGCATTAAAGACAATAAGACCAAAAGCAGCCGCAAACGTGCGCAAGTCATGTTTGATGAGTTAAGCGGGGGCAATTCTCCACAGTCTCAAGTGTTGGCAAACCTTGGTCTTGCTTATCGTTCAATGAATGTCGCATCTATGCTGGGCGGTACCACAATTGCATCGATTGCAGATCAAGCCACTATTGCAAAAACAGCTAGTGTGCATGATTTGTCATATCGTAAAGCTTTCGGGGAATTAATCGGTCAGCTCAACCCAGCAAATAAAGCAGATCGAGAACTAGCGCATAGCTTAGGACTGGCTACAGAAGAGATGCTAGGTTCAATTGCGCGCTGGTCAGATGATGGACTTACGGCGTCTTATGGTAAATCTGAAAAATTAGCTCGTATATCAAGCGGTGTTGCAACTCAAGTAATGCGAGTGTCTTTTTTGAATGCTCTTACTTCTGCTTCAAAAGTTGGATTTACTAAGCAACTTATGGAGAAATACGGACGTTTAAGCCGTTCAAAAGCTTGGAATGATTTAGATGCACAAGACCGTGAATTGCTTTCAAATACTGGTTTAGATGAACGTGCTTGGCAGATTTTCCAATTAGCAGATCCAGTCGTTGACCGCAAAGGCAATCAACTAATGTCAGCGCGTTCTATCTATGAAATTCCAGATGAAAAACTGGCAGCTTTCGGCGATCCAAAACAAGTTAAAGACCAAGTAGCTTCACAGCTTCAAGCACACTTACTTGATGAGCAGGGTATGGCAGTTATTGAAGCAGGACTTCGAGAGCGTACGTGGATGCAAGTAGGTGCGAAGGGAACTATCACAGGCGAAGTCGTGAAGGGATTAATGCAATTTAAATCATTCTCCGCTTCTTTCTTAATGCGCCAAGGTAGCCGCACACTATCCCAAGAAGGGCTAAAAGGCAAAGCCGCATATGCAATCCCGCTTGTTGTTAGCATGACCTTGCTAGGTGGTTTAGTAGTGCAGCTACGTGAAATCCTAAACGGTAATGATCCACAAACAATTTATGATAGCAATGACCCCAAAAAGGCAAGTAGCTTCTTTTTACGCTCAGTTGTTGCTGGTGGTGGTTTACCTGTTTTAGGCGATATTCTTGTAGCTGGCGCTGACACATCTGGTCGTGATGCAAACTCTTTTGTTTCTGGTCCACTTGGTAGTGATTTCACAAGCCTTTTAGGTTTAACGGTTGGTAACTTAACTCAGTACAACGAAGGTAAGGACACTAATTTCGGCAATGAAGCCTTCAAATTTGTGAAGGGTAAAATCCCTGCGCAAAACCTGTGGTATACAAAAGCAGCAATTAACCGAATATTCTTTGATGAAGTGCAAGACACTATTGCCCCCGGCTATCGTGAGAAGGCTTTGCGTAAAGCTGAAAGACAACAAGACCGTGAAAGATATTGGGGTGATGATGTTACCGATATTCGTGCACCTGACTTTGAGCGGGTAGTCCAGTAAACCGCCCAACATACCACTTCATAAGCCCTTGTATATATGAACTATATGCGAGGGCTTTTTTATGCGTGATGATCAAACAAAAGAGTTAGAAGAACTCACTGAGAAAATGACTGATGACCTTATTCAAATTGCATATGCAGCAAGTGAATGTGGTTTTGAAACATCTGAAGATCGAGGCAATAAAGTATGGCTCTACAAGGGGCTGAATCAGTGTGCTTCAGCTATTTCTAAAGTAGAGCAAGTGCTTGCATATCGTAGAGGAACATTGCCGCCTTCAAGTTCAGATGAAGATACGCAGAAGAAACATGAACAAACCTTAATTAAAAAAGCAGAAGCTGAAGCAGAAAAAATTAGACAACGGATGAGCTGATGACTAAACCAAAAATCAGCTTTCTAGCTTTCTTTTTACTTTGGGCGGATGTTCAGAAGTGGAAGGTTCCAGATTTTCACGTGCGTGTTTGCGACTTCTTGGAAGCCTTCTATTTGATAGTTGGCTGTGTTGCGCTTCTAATGATGCCCCGCGGTCATTCAAAATCAACAATTCTTGATGTCTTTAATGCATGGGTAATTTACTGTTGGCCTGAAACACAGATCTTGCATCAAGGGACAACTGATTCAGATGCATATAAGTGTAGTAGCGGCACACGTGATGTGCTTTCTAGGCATCCTTTAACTATTGATTGCGATGCAGTAAAAATTAAAAAAGGTGAAGTTGAGCGTTGGTTTGTAAATGGTACCAATGATGTTCGTTATGGGACTATGCTAGCAAAGGGTATTCTATCCGGTGTGACTGGGCACCGTGCACACTTTATCCAGAATGATGACGTTGAAACTCCAAAGACAACTGGCACTCCTGAAGCTAGAGAAAAGCTTCCTTCTAGATTAAGTGAGCAAACGCATATTGCTATTCCTGGTGCACGTGAACTCTGGATTGGGACACCTCATACATATGATTCACTATACGAGCAAATTAAAAAATTAACCGATGTTAAGTGCTTAATCCTAAAAATGTTTGAGCATGAAAAGCGAATTGAAGACAGCAAGAAAGGGCAAAAAGTTCTTCTTGATTTTAAACCTATTCATGCATTCACAGGGATAGGTAAAGGATCAAAATATTTCAAAAAGGATGAAAATTATACATGCATTCAGAAAGGTAATTTATGGGAAGTTACTATTCTTGAGGAGCACTATCTAATTGATTTCTACTCTGAGGGAATTTGGCCAGAGCGCTTCACGGCCAAAGAAATGACTAAGAGAAGGGAGAAGTGTAAAACCCTTAACGAGTGGGACTCTCAATATCAAATGCACGCTAAGCCTATTGGCGATGTGCGTTTAGATCCAGACAAAATGCTAGCATACGATTGTGAGCCGTATATTAAGCGGGCGAATTGCGAAATCATCCTTATGCTTGGTGATCGTCAAATGGTCGGGTGTTCGCTTAAGTGGGACCCATCGTCTGGAAAACTTAAATCCGATGTATCTTCTGTGGCGCTATTTTTCCACGATGCATTAGGTAATAAGTACTGGCACCGATCAATTGCTCTAACAGGTCCTGATGTCATCACAGATGAAGGTGGGAATATTGTAGGCGGTCAGGTTTGGCAGCTATGCGATTTAATCCAAGAGTTCAATGTTCCGAGAGTAGTAGTTGAAACAAATGGAATAGGTGGCTTTGCGCCTTCATCACTCAAAGGTGCGCTCAAGAAGCGTGGGATTCAATGTGGTGTAACTGAACAACATGCACACCAAAATAAAAACAAACGCATTCTAGAAGCAATGGAAGGCCCTTTAATGTCTGGTCTTTTATGGGCTCATATTTCTGTGCTTGAGGTTGGAGAAGGAGGAAATGTAGAGGATTCTCCACAAGTAAAACAAATGCGTGAATGGAACCCTGCGCTTAGCAACCAGCCAGATGATTACATGGACTCAGCAGCAGGCGCAATCGTTGAACAGCCTGAGCGTATCGGGAAAATACACAACAAAAACACTGTTAAAGAAGCCGTTAATTGGAGAACAAACGGTGGCGTGTACGAGGCCACAGTAGACTTTGATTAGGGGTAGGCTATGGCAGTAACAGAACAGACGCCATTTATAGAATATACAGCGAATGGAACCACTACAGTTTATCCGCTTACGTTTGATTGTGATAAATCTGAATACTTGATTGTATCTCTTGATGGTGAAGAGGCCCCAGTTGGGTCATGGAGCCTTACTGGTGGTTCAATAACTTTCAATTTTGCACCTGCTAATGGTGTGCTCATTACAATTGAAAGAAATACGCCATTCCGTAGGACCACTGAGTATCAATCTTATAACAACTCATTTCGTCCATCACCTGTAAACAAAGACTTTGATTTAATTTGGTGGAAGCTTCAAGAACTTGGGTATCGTGATCAAGTTATTTGGCTCGCTTTAGTTAAAGAGATTGCTGATCGTATTGCAGGTGATACCAATCTACAAAACCAAATAAATACGATTGACGAGTGGCTTGCTAATCTTCAACAAAACGTAAATGAAAATACAAGTGATATTGCTCAATTAGTAAATGATCTGTCTAAAGAAATTGCAGACCGTATAGCTAATGATGAAGCTCTAAAAGAAATGTTCCTTGCAATGATGGATGAAGCCATTAACGAGGGGACAATTAATGCATTAGCAATTACTCATGTAGATAGTTTAGAAGCTCTTGAGGCGATTGCGAATGTTTGGGACGGGCGCACAATCTATGTAAAAGATTTAGGCAACTATCGTTACGATGCATTAACTACATCTTGGGTAAAAGCTTATCAAGATGCTGATAATGTAAAAGATGGTGCAGAAACTCAGAAGCAGATTAATGATAAATCAACACAAATTATTAAATCTAGGCTAGCTCTTAAAGCATATAAACCAAGAGGAACAGGCCAAGTAGTATTCTTACAATCTGTTATAGAGGGTAAAAATAAGGGTGCTGGTCATTTCCACTACAATGCATCAAGTATTAAAACACCCGACAATGGGATCCTGATTGCATCCGATTTTGGAGGAAACTGGGAACGTATAAGCATGGAAACCTATCATAATGTTCAATGGTGGGGCGCTCTTGGTGATAGTGTGGATGATACAGATGCAATTTGGGATGCGCTAAAGGCGCACGGCTCTTATACGTTTAACAATTTGGCGAACCCAACTAGTGCATCATTCTGTTCAATTTATCTCCCTCAAAGTGAAGGTACTTATGTAATTACTCGACCTATTAAGTTGCTGCCTTATATGCGCTTATTAGGTGATAGCACCAAAGGTGGATCTTTGTGGGGTAATTCAGCTAATTGGAAATCAGTTATAGAGACGCGCTTCCCACTTGCCGAAAATTATGAGTGGGCCATTAGCACAATGAATTATGTACGTGCAACTGGATTGCCAACATCTTGGGATAGCAACTATTCTGGGAATAACTATGATAATGGGATAGTTACAGGGTGTTTTGGTTCAGAAGTGCAGGATATTGTTTTGGTTAATTTTGATACCTCCAAGCGTATATATGGCGGAATCAGAATGCAAAACGCTCCTCAATGCGCAGTGACTGATTGTTATGTACAGGGCTTTGACTTTTGTGTGTATTCATCAGGATCGTGGGATTCGAGATTTGATGTAGGTACAGTTTCATATAAGTGTGGATTTGGTTGCTATGGGGACATGAATAACGCACGAATTAATGGGTATCATCATGGAACTAAAGGTGGACTGGCGCCCATGTCTCAACAACATCCTACGGCTTATATTAATGACAGCACATCTGGATTGGAAAACTATAGTGCTTGGGCGAATTATAAGTATGGTGTGATTGTAAAATATGCTTATGGTTTTACTTCCCAGAATCTAATTGCTGAATACCATGATGTAGGTATCTTATTTGTTCAATGCACTGGTACAACTGGTGCTATTTACACAGAAAAAAATACACGTGGAATTGCAACTGTAGCATCTAATATTAACACTGGCTCAATTTCAGGGGTGCGTAATGATTATAGCTTTGCATTTGGCACAGGGTCTAAATTTGAATTAAGTCATATTGTTCCAGATAATCATTTGACCGCAATACGAGATAACTCAAACTCTCAATACAATAGTGAAATTATCATTCCTGCATCAGTTAACTTTAATGGTTATAACGTTTTTCATAAAAATTGGAAAAACATTGTCTATGTAAGCGCAACGGCAGGCTCTGATGTAAATAATGGTATTACGGCAAGCACTCCAGTTGCAACAATAAGCAAAGCCATTGACTTATTCTTAAAACAACGTGCGTATGATACATCAGTTCGAGATTTCGTAGCAGGTCGTAAAAGAATCATAATTCTTGATTCTTCAAATTATACAATTGGAACGACTCAAGCCCTTTCAGGCGATTGGGAAATTGAGTGTGTAAATGCTACTAAGGCGACTTTGAGTTGGGGAGTTGCTTATTGGGCGCTCACAAATGCACAGTTAAGAACTAAAAACGTGAACTTAACACGAGCTGTTGGAAATAATGGTTTAGGTGCATATATGACAGGGGCTATTATTTCTTCAACTGGGAATAATACTTTAACTATTGATAATGCAGATGTGAATATCAATGGAATGTATGCACTCGTATCTATGCATAATAGCGCTAAAGGAAATTTGAATCTGGATATTTCTGGTGGCACTTTCACTACCACCGATGGTACTGCAAAAATTGTAGAGCACTTAAATACAGCTACCAACTATTTAATTAAATACGGAATAGTAACAACTCTTGGCGCTAACTTGTCGGGACGATCAGATAAAGGGGTAGATGTGCCAACAGGTAATGTAATTAGCGGTATTGTCCGTTAAAAAAATACCCCTCAGCTGAGGGGTATTTTTTTACCTTTTATACTTATATTCATAGATCAAAAACATTAAGTAGTATAAGACCAAATCAAAAGGAGTAAAAAGTCCTAGCTGATCGACAAAGAATCGGCTTAAGATCACAAGGCCAAATATTGTAAAGGTTAAATTTCTAGAAAATAGAATAAAAAGTAAAATACATAATGAGAATATCGTATGTATTATTCCATATCGTAAGTGACCCATAATAAATGAGTTATGGGGATTTCCAAATAGTATAATCCATTCACAACAGTCCTGTAATCTTCTTCCAAAGAAAAGATCTGTTAGGTTATATGTTATATGAGTAGTGTACTCATCGATAAAAATCGAACGCTCTGAACTTAGACCATTTGTGAAGTTTGTTTTTTCTTCAAGAAGCAGTTCAATTGTATGAAAATTCAAGAAAACAGTTGTTACTATTACAACAATGCTTAATAGCATTAGCTTATAATTTTTCTGTTTAAATAGGCAGAAAAAGAAGAAAACAGCAGACAATGCAATACCACTTCGTCCAAATAAACCAACACAGCATAAGAATGTTAGCAATGGATAAATTAATGGAATAGGTTTCTTTTCTTTCTCATAAGTAAGAGCAAGTAAAACCATAACTAAAATAGATATAGCACTAAGATAGTTACGACTTGATCCCGCCAAAATTTCGTTATAAACATCAGGGTTTGAAAATCCTAATGTTGCAAAGTTATATAAAATAAATAGGGTATAAGCCCAAAAAACAAACTTGATATATTTTACAGGTTCCTTTATGCGATATAACGCATAAGCTGATATAAAAGCACTTATGCCATAAAGCATATTATAGAGTCCCACATAAGTCGGGTATTCTTTGGATGGTACGCTAAAGAGAAAAAACAGTAAGATAGTTAGAAGGATTAAAAAAATTGCCTTTATATTAAATCTTTGACCAAGAAAGCTTAGTGCAAGAGGAACTGACATTCCAAAGTATAGCCCTAGGAACAAGTAGTTATCAGTTTTTAAGTAGAAAAAATATAAAAATAACTGAGTAATTAACATGTACCCAAAAATAGGTAAAGTTTTTATATTTAGTATATTCATTATTTACCCTGCATGCATCTTTCAAGATAAGATTTGATGCTAGGCTTTATTAATTGAATATTAAATTTAGATACATCTGAAGATGATATTATCTTAAGGTTATTATTGCTAATTAGAAGCTTTAAAATTTCCTTACTGTCATCTGTATTATAAGAGTTTATGCCATCTGCACGATTTGATTCATAATGAGTTTCCTTTTGGTCCCAAATGAATCTAGTATTATTATCAAAAACAATTGGTCCACCTAAAGTTATTTGTGGTTCTTTTGTTTTTAGGTCACATGCAACATATAGATTTACTGACCCTGTAGTCGGGCGAATTGCAACAATCGTTTTGCCATCTGAAGAAGTAGACGAGATGCTTGTAGAGGGCGTGCAGGCAGATAACAAAACAAGTAGGGCGAATGTGAATAAACTTTTGTAGAGCATAAATATTCAGGAAAGTTAATTTTTTAGAATTTTAGTCGAGTAACATCAAATAGCAATAGAATTTTGTATTGTTTGTTAATGTCTACATTAAAGGTGAAGGAAGAAAATAATAAATTAATATTGTTAATTAACACACAACAAAACACCTCAAGCCCTTTGCTTCAATAGCTTAGGGCTTTTTTATTGCCAAAAAATTAGGGGTATTTATGGAACCAGTTTCCACAAGCGGGTTTGCTGCAATTTTAAAATTTTATGGGGTGGCAATAATGGTGACATTAGCAGTCGCCCTTGTTGCCGCAGTTGTATTAATGACGCGAATGCCAAGATCACCGCAAGAATGGGCAGTAGGTTTAATTTGTACAGTTGTATCAAGTTTGGCTGGTGGATCGTTGATCATCATGAAATTTACACTTCATGCATGGGCAACTGACACATGGGGATGGTTTGCAATAGGCGGGCTTTTCTTTGTATGCGGCTTGCCGGGCTGGGCTTTAATCAGGTGGGTTTTCAACTTCATTGATAAGCAGGAAGGCAAGACAATTGTTGAAGTTATCAAGGAAATTAAGAAGGCTAAAAATGATATTACAGGTGGTGGGTCATGAACTTTGAAAAAGCGTTTGATCGTCTGATTGGTCATGAGGCTGGTTATTCTGATGATCGTCGTGATCCAGGCAACTGGACTGGCGGCATAGTTGGTAAGGGAATTTTAAAAGGCACAAAGTTTGGCATTGCTGCAAACACCTATCCAAATTTAGATATTAAAAACCTAAGTATTGAACAGGCGAAGCAAATCTACAAAAAGGATTGGTGGGATAAACTTGGAGCTGACTCATTACATCCAGCTATTGTATTTCAGCTTTGGGATTTTGCTGTCAATGCAGGTAAGAGCAGAGCAGTTAAAGAGCTTCAGCAAGTTGCTGGTGTGCCAGATGATGGGATTATAGGGCCTAAAACTATTGCAGCTGTAAAAGCAATGGATGTTAACGACGTCGTGTTAAAGCTTACTGCTGAACGTTTGAAGTTCTACACATCATTAAGTACTTGGACTACTTATGGGAAAGGATGGACGAACCGTGTTGCAGAAAATCTCATCTATGCATCTCAAGACAATTAGTTTAATGCTGTGTTTAATCTTCTCAGGTTGCACAGCTCACACCATTAATAGTAATGTGAATGTCTCTATTTGTGTGAGAGCACTTTAATTGAATTGTGAATAAATTTGCTCACAATCTGCTTAAAAGTGAATTTTTGTGCAAATAAATGCTCATTAGGGATGTTTTATGCAGCTAATCAAAATTCATGACTTAGCAAACTCCAAAGTTTTAGACTTATTAGCTGACATTGACAAAAATGGGGAAGTCACCAAAATTTACGACTATAACGGCAATGAACTAAAAATTAATTTCTTGCGTGACGAAGTCTATTATAAAAAGACTTGGTGGCATTTTCAGAAGAAACAAAAATAACTTCAAAACCTGTGGATAAATAGCGCATTACGCCAAATATACGCCAAAATATAGATAAGTTATTGATTTTATAAAATGTAATGGTGCGCCCGGCGGGGATCGAACCCACGACCCCAGGTTTCGGAAACCTGTACTCTATCCAACTGAGCTACGAGCGCATGTGTGGGGCACATCATAGGAAAAAAACACTTGCAGGTAAAGCACGAAATACATGCCAAGTGATTTTAATGCTTAATTAAACAGCAAGTTGTTCAATATTTTATATGCTTTGTGAAAGAAGCTGAATTGAATAGTTAATTGTACGTAAAGCTCTTGCAAGTTCTTGAGCGGGAATGCGTGATTCTTGCAAACTTGTAATCCATTGTACCTGACATAATTTAAGCTCTTGTATTGTTGTAGCTTTCTCTATTTTTTGAACAAGTGGTTTGGTCATTAGTCCGCAATAATTGCTAAGAGTTTTCATCATTAACTGTTGTATTTCTTCGAAAGAGAAAGTCTGAGAAAGTGTTACTGGTTGAAAATATGTAGTACTGGACTGATCTAAAGTTTTTTGCTCGGAAAGCTGGATTTCTCCAACAAGATGGGTGGAATGCGGTATAGAGCTATCAACAGATTCTTTTTGATTTTCTTCTACTTTATTTATGGCTGATGTTTTTAAAATAATTTCTTCATTAGTAGCGGGTTTGGTAGAGGCAATTGGAGCAATAAGTTTTAAGTCTATAAGTTGTTGAATCAGCTCTGGAGAAGCAATACGTTTTTTAAACTCACCATTTAAGTTCTGAAAATCTTCATGGTCTATTAAGAGTAATAAACGTCTTTGTTTTGCATTTAAAACAATATTGCGTTGTTGAAGCGCAACTCTTCCCAAATTGGTTCTATAAAAACCAGCCAT